TGCTTCAACAACTGCTCAAAGCAATGTGGCAATTGGTTCAGAAGCCTTAGGTGCTGCAACAACAGGAAGTTCAAATGTAGCAATCGGGTATGATGCACAATCTTCACTTACAACAGGAAGCAATAATGTAGCCATTGGAGCAACTGCACATAAATTTGCAACAACTGCTGCCAGCAATATAATGATTGGTAATGGTGCTGGCAATACAAATGTAAGTGGTCAATTGAATGTTTGTATTGGTGGTAATGTTGGAACAAGTTCTACAATGTTTGGAACAGCAGTAGGTTTCAACACTCAAGTAGGGGAAGGAGCTATTGTTCTTGGCGGGTTTTCTACCGCAGCAGATGGTGGAATTGCTATTGGAGTAAGTACAGTTGTAGGAGCAGGAGAGATTGGTATTGGAAGTTCATTGTATCCTGCAGGAACAGTAGCTTCACAAGTAAACACATCTACAAAATATTGGCAAGTAACAATTAACGGAACAGTTCAAAAAATACTTTTAGCATAATGGAAAACGAAATACTACAAAGCGTAAACGCTGCATTTGATAGCGTGAATTTGATTAACGAATTAAACGCAAAAACGGATAAAACACAAGACGACTTAGATACGATTTCAAGAAACGTTGAACACCTTATTATAATGATGAGTAAAGAATGGTTTGTAAATGCTTTAACAACTGAGCAAACATCTGCAATCAATGCAATAATCAATGGATAAGAATCAAGCAATTGAGGTAATTGAACAAGCTATTGACGTAGCAGTTCAAAAAGGTATCTATTCTTTGAAGGATATGGTATTTATTTTAGATGCTTTAAACTCAATTAAAAATGAAAACTAAATTGTCAATATTTGCTTTCTCTGTGCTAACTATTTTAGCACCTATAAAACCTTTGGTAATTATTGCTATTATGTTTATCATTTTGGATACTGCTTTTGGAATATGGAGAAGTGTAAAGAAAAACGGATGGACATCAATACGTTCACGCAGACTTTCACACACGATTTCTAAGAGCCTTTTATATAGCGGTGCAATAGTATTTATCTTTTTACTCGAAAAGTACGTTGTAGCGGATTTATTAGGGCATTTTATTGCAATTGATTTAGTGTTGACCAAAGCATTCACAACGTTTTGTGTATTTACTGAGATTAAAAGCATCAATGAAAGTTATCATTCTGTTACAGGTGTTAATGTTTGGGATAGATTTGTAAAGTTTTTAAAACGTTCTAAGGAACAAATGGAGGATTTAAAATGAAAAAGTTAGACATTCAAGCAATCAAGCAAGTACGTTTAAAAGACAATCAATACTTTGCGGAAGAATCACCTAAAACACAAATCTATCTTCACCATACTGCAGGAAATGGAAATGCTGAAGGGGTTTCTCGTTATTGGAACGGCAACGATTCACGAATTGCAACTGCATTTATAATTGGTGAAAACGGAACTATTGTACAGTGCTTTTCATCTAAACATTGGGCGTGGCATTTAGGGATTGACCAAGAGGATTTTGCACGTAATGGTGCGAAGTATTCAAACCTAAACAAACTATCTGTTGGAATTGAAGTCTGCAACTGGGGTTATCTTAAAAAGAAAGGTGATAAATATTATAACTATGCAGGTGGCGTTGTGAATCCATCTTACGTTACTGAATTAGAAACTCCCTACAAAGGATATAAGTATTGGTACAAATACTCTGATGCTCAAATTGAATCACTTCGTCAATTAGTAGAATATCTTTGTGATACATACGACATACCTAAGGAATACAGAAGCGAAATATGGGCAATTGATAAGGAAGCATTCAAAGGAAGCAAGGGAATCTTTACACATAACTCAGTGCGTAAAGACAAGAGTGATATGTACCCATGCCCCCGAGTGATTGAAATGCTCGAAAACCTATAACAGATGAGAGTTTCGATAATTATTCTGTCGCTAATTTCTACTATATTTGCGACAAGTTGCTCTGTGAAATACCATTTGCGTAAAGCAATCAGCAAGGGTTATCGTTGTGATGAAACAGGAGACACAATTACTATTTCATCTATTGACTCAATTCCGTACGTTTTAAGGGACTCTATTTTTTGGGAGAAGGTAATTGTTCAGAAAGATACGATAGTTCGTTATAAGACATCTTATGTGCCTAAAACACGATTTGAAACAAAGATTGAATATAAAGAAAGAGTGAAAGTAGTTAATGCTGAGGTTCAAAAGGTAAAGTTTCAAAACAAATACATCACAAAATACAAAACTCGTTGGATTTTTGTTATTATTGCATTTATTCTTGGATTCCTTTTACGGTTATCTTTGAGTGAAACCTTTAGAAGTAGGTTAAAACTTCTGCCTAAACTATTCAAATGAATAAACAGACACGCTTTAGATTGCAGGAAGATGAGATAGAAATCTTAAATTCATATAGGGCAATCAAATTAGAATCCAATGGACTTGGATTAGATGATAAGGATGTAAAACACGGATGGTTAAAATCTAAAAATGCATCTTTATTTTTTAAGAATCCAAACTTTAGGGAATCGGAGGAAACAAACTACAAGGAATTACAGGAAGCAATCTTAAATGACATTCGAGAATTTAAACCTGAATATCCAACAATCTTTCGTAATCCTTCAACGGATGGTCACTTGTTAGTGATAGACCCTGCTGACATCCATATCGGAAAACTATGTGAAGCATTTGAAACAGGTGAAGACTACAACAATCAGATTGCAGTTCAACGTGTTAAAGAAGGCGTTCAAGGCATCTTAGATAAAAGCTCAGGGTTTAACATTGATAAAATTCTGTTCATTGGAGGTAACGACATCCTTCACATTGATACTCCTAAACGTCAAACTACTTCAGGCACTCCACAAGACACAGATGGAATGTGGTATTCTAATTTTCTAATCGCAAAACAATTATATGTTGACATCCTTGAAACACTTTTGGCAGTTGCTGATGTTCACTTTACTTTTAATCCTTCCAATCACGATTACACACACGGATTCTTTTTGGCAGATGTTATCCAGACATGGTTTAAAGATTGTGATAACATTACTTTTGATTGCTCTATTGCTCATCGGAAAGGGTTCTTGTACGGAAAGAATCTAATTGGAACTACTCACGGAGATGGAGCAAAGAACGCAGACCTACCTTTATTGATGGCAACCGAGTTTTCACACGAGTGGAGCTTATCTAAGCACAGGTATGTTTACACCCATCACGTTCACCATAAAACAAGCAAAGACTACGTTGGATGCACGGTTGAATCACTACGTTCACCATCAGGAACTGATTCCTGGCATCACAGAAATGGATACCAACATTCACCCAAAGCAGTTGAAGGATTCCTTCATCATAAAGATTTTGGGCAGGTCTGCCGAATTACTCACATATTTTAGTATATTTGTGCTTTTATAGCTAATTAGGTTTTAAGAAAGGGTTGACAGTTGAAAGCGTTAACCCTTTTTTTGTACCCATTCGGGTATAAATAACCTATATTTCTTTACATTAATACCTTATCGGGTATAAATTTTCCCTATAAAATCAAGCCTTTTAAAAATAATTTGTTAAAATGTGAAAAATATTTGTTGATAATTGAAACCTTATTTCTATATTTGCATATAATTAGTTCACAAACAAAAATTAAACGCTATGAAAAAACAAGAAATGATTAACGTAATTATGCTTGAAGAAAAAGCATTATACGAAGCAGTTCAGCAAGCTATTGCATTATTAGGGTTAGACAATGAAATAACTCAATCTGCAATTACACGATGGAGTACAGTTAATAAATTAGTAAAATCTTTAGGACTATGAAAAATTTAAACGAAACACAAAAGGACATTTTAGGAACATTGATAGCATTATCATTAGTGTTCACTGTAGTGGGTTATTTTACCGTTACGCAACCAAACTATGTTAAAACAAATGAAGAGCCTGTAATCGAAGCTAAGCACGTTCAATCGCCTGTATTAGAGAAATACGGAAAACTATTCACTAAAAACTAAACGCTATGGAAATCGAATACAGCAAAAATGAAATGTGGATATATTACGAACGAGGAGATGTTGTTTTTCATGTTATTTGTGATTGGTGGTTCTGGACTGAAACTGCAGGGAAACACGATTTCGAATGGCTTGAGTTGGATATCAATATTAAAAAAGCAGAATGGTGGATTGAAGGAAAGGATGGCATTCATCAAATGGAAACAACGAAACAGTATGAACAATGGCTATTATCACAAATCGAACATATGAGAAGAGAGGAAGGATTCCTGTTTGATGAAATGATTGAGCTTATAGATAAGATTATACACAATAATTTTTATGAATATGGTATTTAAACTACAAAGGATGATTCGATTCTGGACGGGTAAATCATCACACGAAACAATTAGAGGTACATTTAATGAGGAACTGTACAAGAGAATATGTGAGATAAAATTCAATGAGAAGTTATGACACCTAAAGAAAAAGCTATTGAATTAAGAGATAAATATATTTTTACTTCTTTTATTATTGATGAAGATTATGATAGCATAAAGTTAAAGTTAATGCTCCATGCAAAACGTTCAGCATTAATTGCAGTTGATGAGATAATTAAACAATGGGAATACATGGATTCAATATTGATTAATTGTTGGAGTCCAAATAAAATAGGTCTTAACTATTGGAAACAAGTTAAACAAGAAATAGAAAAGCTATGAGATACAAACTAATTTATAAAATAGGAATGGCAACAGTGCAAGAATGGATATTTACATCCGAAAGTTTAGCGTACTGGAAGAAAATGGACTTAATTGAAACAGGACGTTTTAATATGGGTAGTTTTAAAATCGAACAATTTGATGTTCTAAATTCAAACAAATGAGCGAATTTATAGATAAAATAAACTATCTAATTGAACGAGATGGTTTAAATGCACGCAACAGAAAACGAGAAATAATTTATCGTAAATGTTATTTACAAAGTAAGCTAAGAGAATTAGGGATGAATTTCAGGCAAATAGGTGAAATGTTTAATCAACACCATGCTTCAGTTATTCACAACATAAAGACTCACAAAATAATGTCTGAGTTATATGCGGACATTTATTCAACTGAAATTAGTGATTACGTTGCTGAATTAACGGGATTGAAATTTGAGCCTCCAAAGCGTAATTTAGTTGAAGATATTATGTATTGTAATAAGTTATACGATTTGAGAATAATAAAAAGACGAATTAAAGAAAATTATTATGATGATTACAAAACAATAATTGAATAATTACGTTATATTTGTGTATCGGTAGGCAGACCGTAAAGAAAACATTATTAGAAACCCTATTGGTTAGTAGCACTGCCTTGCGAACGCTGATAGGGTTTTACTATTTAAAGGCAGTTAAATGAAGTCGTGGATTAAATTAGACAGAGAAATTACTTCTCATTGGATTTTTGAAGATGCTTGGAAATTCAGAAATTGGATTGACTTACTTACGTTGGTTAATCACTCAGAGCAAAAAATAAACATTAAAGGTACTGTTTTGACGTGTCATAGGGGTGAAACACTATGCAGTTTAGATACGTTTTCGAGGCGTTGGAATTGTGATAAGTCTAAGGTAAGACGTTTTCTGAAGTTGCTCGAAGCTGATTCAATGATTGTATTAAAATCGGAACACTTAACGACACGCTTAACTATCTGTAACTATGATACTTATCAAGGTGAAAGAAACGCAGATGAAACGCAGATGAAACGCAAACGAAACGCAGATGAAACGCAAATGACACCAAACAAGAATGATAAGAAAGAAAAGAATGAAAAAGAAATCATTTTAGATGCTTGGATTGATTACAGAAAGTCTATTCGTAAGGCGTTAAGTCAGGCAACGATAAATACTATTTTAAAGAAAATGGAAAGTTATACAAATGAACAATGTAAGTTTGTAATAAACAAATCTATTGAAATGGGATGGCAGGGTTTGTTTTGGGATAAGATACAAACAATAGAAGAAATAAACGAACCTAATAAATGGAAAGCACCATGGAGCTAAACGGATTTAAAATAACACAAGCAGGAGATGTAATAACTGACTTATTTAAACACCGAGATAATTACCATCAAAAAGGGAAGTATTTAGGATTTAAAAGTTTGCATGAACATTACTCAATGTCATTAGGTAACTGTACAGATTGGACAGGTTTTCCAATGAGTGGTAAAACACAGGTTTTAATGGAATGCTTAATGAACACATCTAAGTTTTACGGATGGAAGCATTTAGTTTATTTTCCTGATGTTGGAAGCAATGTTGAAATCATAGCAGATTTAATCCACAAAAAGACAGGTAAAAGTTTTAATCCTGATGATAGAAATGTAATACAAGATTCAGAAATTACACAAGCCATTGACTGGGTTATTCAACACTTTAAAGTTTTAACAAGAGCAGACATTAAAGCTAAGTTAACTCCTATTCAATTTTGGGATATGGCAGTTGAAATAAAAAAGAAAGATGATTTGCACACTGCTTCAATTGATAGTTGGAAAGATTTAAACCATCCATACAATGAATACGGAGGATATGCACAATACTTAGAGTATGTTTTGCCATACAGAAATCAAATTGCTGAGGATAATGGTTTACATTTGCATACAATTATTCACCCAAAACTAACTGAAAAGGAAAACGGAAAAAGAAATCCTCCTAATCCATATGATTTAAAAGGTGGTTCTGAGTGGTTTAATAGTGGGAAATGCATGATTACAGTACACAGGGAAGACCCAACATACAATCTTGCAGAAATATACTTCAATAAGATTAAGCCACGTTCAAATGGAAACATCGGTAAAATTGAAATATGGTTTGATAAAGAAAGATTGAGTTACTTTGAACAGGAAATTACTGCTCCTAATGTATACCAAAAGATATTTGCAGCTCCACAAAAAGACGAATCAAAGCAATTAACTATGATAGAACAAAAGTTAAACAGTATTAAACAAAACACGAATTTCTAATGGACATCGGATTAAAACTACTACACATAAAATCACTTATTCAAAAGAACATTTGGAAAGTGAAACTAACTCGTGAAGATTTAGAAGAAAGAAAGCCTGATGCAGTTGCATTCATCAACGGAGCAAAAGACACAGAGAATGATTTAAAGCAGGTTCAGTTAGCTATTAAAGAATTGGAAACAGAGCTTCGATTGCAAGGAAGAGAAATCAACCGATGTTTGCATATAAACGGAGAATTAAAGAAACGAATTGAAGAATTAGAACATGAATTAAAATACAAAAACGTAGAACTATGATTAAAGAGAAAAAGTTAGTAGCACTATCAGCAGTGCTTCCAGTATTAGCAGACTTCATTGAGGACTTAAATGACCAATTTGTATTCAAGCAGGACTTAAAACGTAAAGCAAACATTCTTGCAGACGAGATTCGCAAAGTAGATTACAAAGTTTTACAGGTATATGGAGAAAAACGAAATGAAATATACGAGCAACAAGTACAGTTGCAGTTGCTATTTAGACAATGGATTGACGAAACAATAAACTTAGACTGATGAAAGTAGGTTCAGACTTCTCAGGAGTAGGTGCATTTGACCAAGCTCTGAAGCGTTTAGGCGTAAACTATGAAACTATTTTTGCCTGTGATATGGATAAATATGCAAGAGATACATTCATTCATAATTACGGAGAACCAAAATACTATCCAACTAATGTTTATGATAGAGAGATTCCATCCGAATCACTTGACATTTATATGACTTCTCCTCCATGCCAAGCATTCTCACTTGCTGGTAAGCGACTTGGTAAGGATGACAAACGAGGCGTTTTATTCTTTAACTCACACGAATTTATTCAGGTAAACAAACCTCGCTTTTTTATATTTGAGAACGTTAAAGGATTGCTTTCAGATGATGGAGGAAGAACATTCCAAGAGTGGATTAATATGTTAGGAGGAAAATCAGTTAATGGATTACCTGTATTGTTTGCTCATGATGATGCAGTTCCTTATCATTTATATTGGCAAGTTCTAAATGCTAAACATCACGGAGTTCCTCAAAATCGAGAAAGAGTTTTTTTGATTGGTATTCGTGATGATGTAGATAATCAATTTCAATTTCCACGAGAAGAACATTTGACTAAACGATTGAAAGATGTGCTTGAAAATGATGTGGATGATAAGTATTTTTTGAGTGATAATACTATAAATACATTGATTAATAATCAAAGATTTAATAAATATGAACCAATTGAAAACACGGAAACTGAATCAAGTTGCATCACATCAAATTGTGGTAAAGTTGTTAATTCTAATAACTATTTAAAAATCGGAACTTGGAGAACACATATTGACGGAAGAGGATTTAGAGAAGTTGAAGATGGAAACTGTCCTACTATACCTGCAAGAGCAAGAGAAGATGGAAGTGGTCAACCTGTCGTAATGCAATTAAACCAAAGCAAAGAAAGCGGAGGGGTTCAACCATATCAACAAAATCGTGTTTATGACGAAAATGGAATTTGCCCTACTTTGTGTGCTAATTTAGGAGGTGATAGAAATCACAACATTTTAAAAGATTATAAAATTCGCAGACTTACGCCAAGGGAATGCTTTAGATTGATGGACTTTCCTGACACATTTACTTGGAATGTAAGTGACTCACAAGCTTATAAACAAGCAGGTAATTCAATCGTTGTTAATGTCCTTTATAAAATACTAAAACAATTGCCATTATGAGATGTAAAAACTGCAAAGATAAGTTTGAACCGATTAGATTCAATCATAAATACTGTTTAAAAGACGAATGTATCCGTGCTTTTGTAGCGGAAACAAAAGAAAAGATGTGGAAGGAAACGAAAACACGAATGAAACAAGATTTAAAAACAACTCAGGATTGGTTAAAGGAAGCACAAACCATCTTTAATAAGTATATAAATTTACGAGATAAAGGACTTCCTTGCGCTTCTTGTGGTAAACCAATCAAAGGTAGAGTAAATGCTTCTCACTTTTGGAACGCAAACAATCACCATAACGTAAGATTCGATGAAGATAATGTACATTCAAGTTGCATTACCTGTAATCAATTCTTATCAGGTAACTTGTTGGAATATCGAATAAGGCTATGTTCTAAAATCGGACAAAAAAGATTTGATGAACTGGAAGCAAAAAGACACGTTACAAAAAAATGGACTGCTGATGAGCTGCAACAATTAATAAAAGAATACAAAACAAAAGTTAGACAGTTGCAATAATGGAATACAATAATGATTTTAGATTTGATTTAATGCTCGGACAAATCTATGAGCAACAATTAGGCGAACTACTCAATCAAAAGATAGAAGTGAAGCGTGATTACAAATGCTTAGAAACAGGAAATATCTATGTTGAATATGAAAGCAGAGGCAAACTAAGTGGATTAAGTACAACACAGGCTAATTATTGGTGCTATTGGTTGAGTGAAGAGCATTGCGTTTTGATAAAAACTGAGAGATTAAAAGAAATGTGCAGGAAATATTTAGGAACTGATAGAGATAAAAAAGGAGGAGACTCTAATACCAGTAAGGGAATCCTGCTTCCAATGAAAGATTTCTTAAAAATAATTTAACTTTTTTTTACCAAACGCTTGTTTATATAGAAATATAATACATATCTTTGTAGAAACAAAAACGAAAAGCTATGAAAACGATTAACAAAACAGAATGGTATTTAATCTTAAGCCAGGAATATTCAAAATATGATTGGATTATGAGAGCAATGAATGAATCACAATTAAACGAGCTTTGCTCAAGTATTAGAAGTAGATTGAAGCAACAATACAAAGTAATTTAAATAAAATGAGGGGTGCGGCTCAGTTAACGCACATATTTAAAACAAATCGCTATGAAAAATCTATTAAAAATTCAGTCAGAATTAAAATGTCCAAAAGGTAGCTTCAACTCATTCGGTAAATACAAATACAGAAGTGCGGAGCAAATTCTTGAATCATTAAAACCATTGCTAAAAAAACACGAATCACTATTAGTATTAACTGATGAGATTATTCAAGTAGGCAATAAGCTGTTTTTAAAGGCGACTGCTTCACTTTCCGATGCTGATAGTGTAATTCATTCAAACGGATTCGCAGAGCTTGGAGAACACAAAGGAATGTCCTCTGAGCAATGTACAGGAACTGCATCAAGTTACGCACGCAAATATGCTTTAAACGGATTGTTCTTAATTGACGAAACGGAATCAGACCCCGACTCAAAAGATAACACTCCAGTACAACCAAAGAAACAAACTTTAGATGCTAAAAGATTCCAAGATGCAGTCAAAGCATTAAATGATGGAAAGATAACACGTCAATCATTAGAAGATAAGTTTGCTTTAACAGATGGTCAAATTGATATACTGAACACGTTATGAAAGTTAGATGCTCTGCTATAGGAAAAATTATGTCAGCACCTCGCAATAAGAGTGAGGTGCTTTCACAGACTGCAAAGACTTACATTCACGAGTTAGTATTGCAAGATAAATACGGAATCAGAAAAGAGTTCAGCTCACGTTACACAGATAAAGGAAACGAAGTTGAAAACGAATCAATCAACTTAGTCAACGAAGTTTTAGATGTTGGATTCATCTACAAGAATGAGGAGTTTTTCGAGAATGATTGGATTACAGGTACTCCCGATGTAAACACGGATGAAGTATTGTTAGATGTCAAAAGCTCTTGGGATGGTACAACGTTTCCATTCTTTGAGACTGAGATACCCACAAAGGATTACTTCTATCAATTACAGGGTTATATGTGGCTAACAGGTAAACAACAGTCAATGCTTTGTTACTGCCTTATTGATACACCTGCTGATATGGTAGCTTCTGAAGTTAAAAGACAACATTACATTTTAAATAAAATAGAAGAGGATTTAGAACTAACAAGAGAGATTGAATCAAAACATATCTTTAGCCACATTCCAAAGAATCGCAGAGTTAAGGTCTTTTATGTACAGAAAGACGAAGCAGTTATTGAACGAATCAAAGAACAGGTAGAGCTTTGTCGTGAGTATTACAACACCTTAATAAATTTCTTATGAAAGCAAGAGAATTGATAAAAGAAATGATAGTTGAATTAATCGATAAAAATTCAGAGCAACATTTAAAAATTAACAAACTTTACGAAGAAATCGCTGAATTGAAAGAAGCTAACTTTAATTTGAATAGGGAAATAAAATTTATGAAAAACACAATAACATTTGAACCATGAATCAGAAAGTAGAAGACCCGATTGTATTAAAAGTAATGAGTAAGTTTTACGAACGTTCACAGCGTGGAATAGATAAATATGGAACTATGTTAACACGAACTGATTTAGATGCGTTAGAATGGCTTAATCATGCTCAGGAAGAGGCTATGGACTTTTGTCTGTACTTAGAAAGATTAAAAGATGAATACAATAAGCCATTTGTAGACAGATTAATGGAAGAAATGATTAAGAAAGAAAATGAACAAATTGATAGGCTTACAAAGCATTTATAAATTTAAACAACAAGAACAATGAAAGAGAAAAACTTAGCTATTATTATTACATTGTCAGTATTAGCATTGGCATTGTACGGATTTTTTAACCTTGTCGCGTGGTTATGGCGAGGCGTATTTTAGTAACAATTAAATAAATATACAATGGAAAACAAAATCAATTCAGGAGTGCTTTTTAAAAATGATAAAAAGACAAGTCCAAATCAGCCTGATTACAGAGGTAAAGGAAACTCATTTGGAAAAGAAATAGACATTGCAGCATGGATTAAGCAAGGTAAAAATGGTAGCTTTTTAAGTTTATCATTCTCAGAACCTTATGTTGCACCTGAAACAATGGAAAGAGTTCCTGTATCAAATGATGTAGATGATTTTCCGTTCTAATGTACATTGATGAGGGAGGATTGCGAAAGCAATTAGTGATGTTGCTTCGTACCAAAACACGGAATCAAATCGTTCAAGAGATAAAATCTAACACAGGAAAGTTCCATCAATATCAGATAGACAAATTCCTACAAGGTAAAGACGTAACACTCTGTACTGTGGTAAAGTTAGACAACTACATCTCAAGGGAGATTTACTTAAACAATTTAGAGCCAGTTTAACCACTGGCTTTTTTAATTGTTGAAAACTTTTTTACTACCTGTTTAGATTTTCATCGTATGTTTGATTAGATTTTAATCAATGGATAAACTTTCAACACTTGCAAAACACCATAAAGATTGGCTGAGAATAGTCAACAGCTTTGGTGAATACTTCCTTGCAGAAGATATAGTTCAAGAAACATATATCAAAATTATACGTTTAAATCATATAGATAAGATTGTAACTGATTCGGTAAACAAAAATATAATGTGGCTTATTCTGAGAAGCGTTTACATTGACCATTTGCGAGCAAAGAAGATTGAAAGCGTATCAATTGACGAATGCATAAAACTAAGTTATGATGAAACCAACTTAGAAAAACACGAAGCATTCAATCTAATTGAGCAGAAAATACAGGAAGAGGTGGAGACATGGCATTGGTATGATATAAAGCTATTCAATTTGTACCGAGACACCAACTTGTCAATGCGTGAAATAGCAGAGGAGACAGATATAAGTTTGACATCTATCTTCAACACGCTTAAAAACTGCAAGGAAAGACTTCGAGAAGCAATTGGAGAAGAATTTGAGGATTATTTAAATGAAGATTTTGAATTAATAAAATAACAAATGACAAAAACACGAACACCAAGAAAGAAAGCTGAAGGATTAGGAGATACAATAGAACAAATCACAGAGGCAACAGGAATTAAGAAACTCGTTAAGTTCATTGCAGGAGATGACTGTGGATGTGATGCACGCAAAGCAAAGCTCAATGCGATGTTCCCATACAACAAACCAGAGTGCTTGACTGAAGTTGAATACAATTACTTAAATGAAACTCAGGTATTGTACAAAAACTCAATACGTCCAAGTGAGCAAGATGAAATCCTAAAGATATACAACCGTATTTTCAAAGTGCGACAAGAACCAACATCTTGTGCAAGTTGCTTAAGAGAGATTGTAGTGAAGATGCAAAGAGTGATGGAGGAGTACAAAGAAGAGGAAACTGCATAAACACGAAATGAGATACTATTTAGTTGACCACGGTAAGGAAATGATAGAAGCTGCTAACAAAGTAACAGAGTATCTATCAAAGCAAGGATTTCACTATGTGGTTTACTTAACAGACGCAGATGGATTAATGTGCGTTGAAGAGATAGATGAGAATGAATTTTTAGACCACTTTAAATACCACCAAAACACGAAATAAAAAATGGCAAAAGTAGGAAGACCAAGAAAGGTTGAAAAACCTGATGATATGTTAGACATGTTCAAAGCATATAAGACATACGTAAAAGAAAATCCAAGATACAAATACGTAATGAACCAAAGAAGCGGTGACATGGTTGCAGAACCACTTGAAGTTCCATTGACTTTGGAAGGGTTTGAGATATGGACTTTGAATAAATTTGGCTTTCACATTGAGCAGTATTTTAAGAATGTGGAAAAAAGATATGAAGAATTTGTCCCCATCTGTACACACATACGTAAGGAAATCCGCAGAGACCAAATCGAAGGAGGAATGGTTGGACAATACAACGCATCCATCACACAGCGTTTAAACGGATTAACTGAGAAAGTAGAAAACACAATTGTAACAGAACAACCATTGTTCCCAGATGTTCAAGAGAACGACAGCAATAAATAAAATCTTAGCGTTAAAAAAACGAATCAAGATAATTCAAGGTGGAACATCAGCAGGTAAGACCTTTGGTATTCTCCCTGTATTGATTGACCGATGTACTCGCTATCCTAACTTAGAAGTTTCGGTTGTAGCTGAATCAATCCCACATTTACGACGCGGTGCATTAAAAGATTTCACAAAAGTCATGAGGTGGACAGGACGGTATATTGAAGACCGATTCAATAAGTCACTTCTAAGATACGAGTTTGGCAATGGAAGTGTAATGGAGTTCTTCTCGGCAGATGATTCATCTAAACTCAGAGGAGCAAGGCGTGACGTTCTCTACATTAACGAGTGCAACAACGTGAGCTTCGAATCTTACAATGAGCTTTCCATCCGTACAAAGAAAGAGATATTCTTAGACTTCAACCCAGCAAATGAGTTTTGGGTACACACTGAACTGAAAGACGAACCTGATTCAGATTTCATTATTTTAACCTACAAGGATAACGAAGCACTTGATGAATCCATAGTAAGCCAAATAGAAAAGAACCGTGAGAAAGCAGCAACGAGTTCTTATTGGGCGAATTGGTGGCGGGTATATGGACTTGGAGAAATCGGAAGCCTTGAGGGAGTAATCTTCAACAACTGGAAAACAATCGACACAATACCAACCGAAGCTAAGTTGATTGGAATCGGACTTGACTTTGGATACACGAATGACCCTACCTCAGCAATTGAAGTCTACAATTGGAATGGTAAACGGATAGTAAACGAAATCTGTTATCGAACAGGAATGGTAAACTCTGACATCGCTAAGGTGTTACCTAATCACGTTACTATTTATGCTGATAGTTCAGAACCGAAATCAATTGAAGAGATTCGAAGGTTCGGCAAAATGATTAAGGGCGTAACAAAAGGAACTGATTCAATCAGGTTTGGAATTGACATCATGCAACGACAGGAGTATTTAGTTACCTCCCAAAGCACGAACCTAATCAAAGAGCTGAGGAGTTATTGCTGGTCACTAAAGAAAGACGGTGACAAAACAAACGTACCTATTGACCATTTCAATCACGCTATTGATGCATTACGATATCATGAGATGGAATCATTAGGATTAAAAAGTAACTATGGAAAATACTTCATCAGATGATTTACCTATGCTGAAAGCAGTGGTGGAAGATTACATTTACCAACGTACAGGAAAACGAATAAAGATTATCTTTGATGAACCAATGAAAATGAGATTGCACTTTCAAATGTTATGTGCAGCATATGATATAGTACAGGTACAACAAAACACTAAATAAATCGTTTTAATATTATGAAGTTAGAAATTAACGTTCCATCAAGCCTAAGTGAAATTCCATTAAAGAATTATCAGGAGTTCCTGAAAGTTCAGGCAGAATCCAATGATGAGGAATTTGTAGCTCAAAAGATGATTGAGATATTCTGCGGACTTCAACTAAAAGACGTTGTTAAAATGAAGCTAACATCTTTGAATGAGTTGATAGTTCACTTCACAAAGTTATTCTCTGAGAAGCCAGCATTCAAGAACAAATTCACGATTAAAGCTAACGAAACTGAAATTGAGTTTGGGTTCATTCCTGAATTGGAATCAATATCATTTGGTGAATACGTTGACTTAGAAAATCACCTTACTAAATGGGAAGACTATCACAAAGCAATGGCAGTAATGTACAGACCAATTGTTAAAAGACATAAGGACAAGTACGATATTATGCAATACGAACCAAATGTTGACTTTCAGGAAATGATGAAGTTTGCACCTTTGGATGTAGTGATTGCAAGTAGTGTTTTTTTTTGGAGTTTAGGAAACGAGTTATTGCAGGCTACCCTGAATTATTTGGAGAAGGAGATGGAGAAGAACAAGGAATTGCAAATGACTTTTCAGAAACAACTCAATTTGCCAAGCGATGGGGATGGTATCAATCAATATATGGACTTGCTAAGGGAGACATTACCAGATTTGACGAAGTTACCGAACTCAGACTTACTAAATGTCTCACCTATCTCGTTTTCGAAAAACAAAAAAACGAAATCGAACACAGACAATTTAACCGTAATTTAAAACGATGACAGGATACTACACAATTTTAGACAAACTAAAAGGACACTTTGATGGTGACCCTATCGTGAACACGGTTACTCAAGGTGACATCTTTCAGGTAGACTTGAATAAGCAGACTATCTTTCCATTAACTCATATAATGGTCAACAGTTCAACGCTTACTCCAAACACACAAACATTCAACGTATCTATTCTTGCGATGGATATTGTAGACATTTCCAAAGCTGAGGTAACTGATACATTCCAAGAGAACAACAATGAGTTGGATGTACTAAACACTCAGCACTCTGTTTTAAATCGTGCTTATCAGCAAATGATGCACGGTAATTTATGGGATGATTTGTTTGTGATTGAAGGGCAACCAAACTTAGAACCATTCACTGAAAGATTTGAGAACTATCTTGCAGGATGGACAATGACATTTGATATCACAGTACCAAACGATATGACTATCTGCTAATGGCTTTTAATATTAACCTACCACAAAAACACGCAAGATATAATAACCTTGCTTCATTTCCTCAGAGGGGTGATAGCTCTATTTTGTACGTTGCAATTAATACAGGTAAATTGTACACGTGGACGAATTCATCTTATGTTATTGTAGATAAAAAATATGCTTCATCTTGGGGTTCTATTAGTCAAGCTCCTGAACCAACCGAACCAACTTATTTAGTAGTGGAATGACCAAATCAGAACTTCAAATAGAATTAGAAAAATTCCGTGACCAAGTAATTGAAGAAGCTAAGGAAAACCTGAGACGACTTGGAAAGGATGGGGGGAAACTTATTGATTCAATTGAGGGCAGAGTACAGGCAAACGAAAACTCTTTTGAGATGGAGTTCTCAATGGAAGATTACGGTATCTTTCAGGATAAAGGAGTTTCAGGTAAAAGAAAAAAGTACAACACTGAGTTTACCTACAAAGATAAGATGCCTCCTCCAAGAGCATTTGATAAATGGATTGTAAGAAAAGGAATTGCTCCAAGAAATAAAGGAAAGTTTGCATCAAGGAAATCACTTCAGTTTATGATTGCACGTGGCGTTTATATGAACGGAATTAAACCGAGTTTATTCTTTACTAAACCATTTGAAAAAGCATTTAAGAAATTACCTGATACTTTGGTTGAAGCATTTGGATTAGATGCAGTAAAATTATTTGACGAATCAATATACTTAACACAAAAATAAATGGCAATTTTTGCACGCTCACCTTACATCGTAACAATCAATGAGACTGCTCAGATTGAAACGAAAATTGAAATCTTTCTTTGGAATGGTAACACTACTCCAATGCCTGCTTCACCTGCTTATACATTAAGCAAGAAGATACCTTCATCAAATGCACCTGCAACTTACTATGACATTTCTCCATACATAAAAGAGTACATTGACCACAATCAATTGCAATCAGTTACAACAGGGAATCCTGTAACTCCTGCTGCTCAATGGTGCTGGGTAGGTTTAAAGATTTACAAGAAAGTAAGCACAATCTTTATTCAAGTTGGATTAACTCAGACACGCAGGGCATTCGATGGTTTCGGATATTACACTGATGGATACAATGCTGATTTAGGTTACGTTCATTTATCGCCTGTTGATTCAACATATTATTTGGATGGTTCAGGTAACACAGGACACATTACAATTGAAGGTGCATTTGGTCACTCAATTACATACACAAACTTAAGCACAGGTGCAACTCAGTTCTCTACTTTGAACACGTCAAACGTTAATGATTGGGCAAAGGTATATCCAACATATTTGAATGATGGTAACTTAGTAGAGATATCAAATGGAAGTGGCGTGATTTGGAGTGCGACTTTCAGACCTAAAGAGGAGTGCAAGTACACACCTGTTAGATGTGATTTTGTAAATCGTTTTGGAGCTTGGCAAACTGAATGGTTTTACAAAGCATCAAGCACAGCAATATCAATGGAAAACACGGAGTACAATTTAATGCAATCTACCTATCCGAACTATTCAATACAGGAAGGACAAAGAAAAATGTTCAACACGAACCTTAAACAACAAATCAAGGTGAACACTGACTGGGTAGATGAAACGTTCTCAGAAACGATTAAACAACTAATGGCAAGCGAAAGAATCTTATTAGATAAATCCCCTGTCAAGATAAACACGAAATCAACTGAACTATTCAAAAGCATCAACAACCATATGATAAACTATCAATTGGAATTTGAATACGCTTACGACTTAATTAACTCTGTTGTCTAATGAATAGGAAAGTACAAGTATATATTGAAGGGCAAAGAATCGAACTGTTTAACGATGAGCAGATTCAGGTAAACTCTACTCAGCAGAACATTGCAGATATCTCCAAAACGTACACGGACTTTTCTCAGAGTTTTACCGTACCTGCTTCAGAACTTAATAACCAAATCTTTCAGCACTTTTATCAGACAGATGTAAATGCAACTATTGACCACAACATCAGACGAAATGCATTCATTGAAATTGATTTAACTTTCTTCAGACGTGGAAAGATTCAGATTGAGGGAAGCAAACTAAAGGATGGAAAAGCGGAAAGTTACACGTTAACATTCTATGGTGAAGGCAGAACCTTGTTAGATTACTTTGGGGAAGATTTACTTTCTGATTTAGATTACATACCTTACAATCACGAATACACAGGAACGGAAGTTAAGAATCGCATTGAAGATAACGCTAATACATATGATGTTAAGTATCCTTTAATTACTTCAAATCGTGTATGGACTTATTCAGGTCAAGCACCAACAACAATTTCACCTGCATATTATACTATTCCAACTAACTCTTCACATGACCTTCATCACACATCAGGTCATATGCACTATCAAGAGTTATTTCCTGCATTAAGAGTGCAAAGAATATTTGATGCGATTCAAACAAAATACGGAATTACATTTTCAGGTAACTTCCTAAGCAATGAACGATTTAGTAAATTGTTCCTATGGTACAAAAACAAGAATGAGTTTGTATTCTATTCAGAACCACAACTAATTAATTTTACAAGTCTTTCTACTTCAGGGAATGAAGCAAGTAATTCATTTGATTTAACAAACGATACTCTACACATTCAAGAATTAGCAGGTTTATACAATGGTTCACACGACATCAGTATTAACGTCAATTCAATCTCATCACCAACAGGAGCTACAATAGATGTGTATCAAAATGGAAACTTTATTCAGAGCTTACCTTTTAGTGCAGCAGGTTTATTAACTACTATCTCCATTCCAAATGTTGTAGGTTTAGATTCAATATACCAATTTAAAATTAGAACACACACAGCAGTTACTGTTAGCGTTTCAGTTAGTTACACAATCAGTGCAGTTCTAACAGGATTCTTTGTTCCAATTGCTACTTGTAATGCTACCTGTGCAAATAATGTAATGGTACCTAATATTGATTTATCTGCATTAGCACCATCAATGAAAGTTAGTGATTTCTTTGGAGGTATTTTAAAGATGTTCAATATGACTTGCTACGGAATCACGGAAAACAACTTCCAGGTAGAACCTTTAGATGATTGGTATTCCCAAGGTGCTATTGTTGATATCTCTGAATACACGGACGTAGATACTATTGACATTGATAGAATGAAACTCTATAAAAAGATTTCAATGCAATATCAGCAATCTGACTGTTTTCTAAATAAGCAATTTACTCAGCTCTTCAATCGTAACTATGGAGATACATCATATCAGTACAATTATGATGGTGATGAGTTTACTTTACAAGTTCCTTTTGAGAATCTATTGCAAAACAAATTTACAGGTACCGACTTACAAGTAGGATACTCACTAAACAATGAGTTTGCACCATACATTCCTAAACCTGTTTTATTGTATCAATACGATAACAAAGATGTTTCTTTCCATTTTAATGATGGCAGTTCAACAGGTCTTATTTTAAATTACACGCCATTTGGGCAAGACTTATACACGAACTTAACTGACTACACGTTAAACTTTGCTCCTGACATTTCAACGATGTTAAATGTGCCTGTACAACAAACGTTATTTGGGACTTATTATTTTAGTTATTTGTATAACTTATACAATCTGAAGCAAAGAATTGTGAAGGTAAAAACGATGTTGCCTATTAGCTTGCTTACTGGTTTACAATTAAACGATAGATTAATCATTAGAGATAAAAGATACATCATTAACTCAATGCAATCCAACCTAACAACAGGCGAAGTAAACTTTGAATTAATATTAGACTTCAGACCGATGGTAAATTCTACTTATCAACCATATGTTGGAGTTGATGGAGGTACAATTGCAGTTCCGATTGACTTTGTTAACGGAGCAATCAGTGCAGAGGTAAGCACAACTGTACCTGACATATTAATTGCACCTACAACAATCGATGCTCCTCAGTATGTTGACATCACTTTACCTCCAAATACAGCAGGAACAGTCTACCCAGTGGATGTTACCTACACACTGAACACAGGAATCACGGAATTAACCAATATTAATATTATACAGAAATGATAAAGAACATAATCTCAATGCTATCAGTAGATAATTTCTACGGAATCTCGGAAAACATAGACATCGCAAAAGGAAAATACGCTTACACAACATCCTTTAGAAAAATGACACGTCAAGAAAGAAGAAAAATAGCACTAAACAAACGAAAAAATGGCTGAGAAAAAGACGATTGAGTTAGACATACAGAGTAATTTAGGTAGTTTACGAAGCCAATTAAGGGAAGCACAGGCGGAAGTAGCTGCAATGGCAGATAAGTTTGGTGCTACATCAAAGGAAGCTACTGAGGCAGCAAAGAAAGCAGCGAAATTAAAAGATGCTATTGGAGACGCAAAGGACTTAACTGATGCATTTAATCCTGATGCCAAGTTTGGTGCGTTAACTAAATCCTTAGGCGGTGCTATGGATGGATTCCAAGCAGTACAGGGTGCGATGGGATTGTTTGGTACAGAATCAGCAGATGTTGAAAAAGCATTGTTGAAGGTACAGTCAGCAATGGCGATGGCACAAGGAGTTCAGGGAGTGATGGAATCTGTTGATTCATTTAAAACTTTGATTACACAGGTCAAATCCTTTACTCTAATTCAAAAGATATCTACTGCGTTGCAATGGTTGTGGAATACTGCAATGAACGCAAATCCTTTGGTTGCAATTGCTGCTGCTATTATCGCAGTTGTGGCAGTTGGATATAAATTGATTTCATGGTTAATGGAATCGTCTGAGGCTAATGAGGAAGCAGCGGCATCTATCAAGAAAAACACGGATGCACTAAATAGACAAAAGGCATCAGCAGATAAAGCAGGCGATGCATTAAAGGAAAAGAATGGTCATGAGTATAACATGGCTAAGGCAGCAGGTGCAAGTGCTGAGGCATTAAGGAAGTTAGCTTTAAAACACGCTGATGAACAGATTGCATTGGAGGAAGCATCTGTTGCAACTGCACGAAATACTTACGAAAAGCAACGAAACATACTTGAATCATATAAGATGGCAGGTATGAGTGATGAGGTAATTGAAAAACAAAGAGAATTAGTTACCAAAACACGAGAGGCACTTAAGGAAGAATACGCTGACTTAAAAGCAGCATATCAAAATAAGAGAAATGTAATCCATCAAAATCAAGTTGAGATTCAACAAGAAATAACTGATGCTAAGAAAAAAGAATTAGAGGCAGAGAAAGAAAAGAATGATAAGATAAAAGAGCAACAGCAGGATGCTCACGATAAAGCAGTTCAAGAAACAAAAGATAATAAATCAATTATTAAGGAATTAAACAAAAAGTATAATGAAGATTTAATTGCTTATTTAGATTCCAAAGAAAAAGAACGTCAATCCAAAATAACGGATGCTCAAGAAAAAGAATTACAAGATTTAGATAATAAGTATGAAGCACTTTATGCACAAGCAGATGCAGCAAATCAAAGTGACAAAGACTTACTAATTGCTCATCAGGAAGAGATTAATGCAATCAGAGATAAGTATGCAAAGATTGCAGCAGATAAACTTGCTGAAGCAAACAAAGAAGCAGAGAAATTAAGATTGGCATCTATCCAAGAGATGGAGGATAAGATACTTGAAATTGATGAACAGAACTTCCAAAACAGGCTGAAGAAATCAATGACAGAGGAGGAGTATCAACTTGAATTAGTACGCCAAAAATACTTTACTCTTGAAACATTAGCAGAAGGAAATGCAGAACAATTAGCAATCATCGAACAAGCAAAAGCAGATGAGATTGATGCAATTGAAAAAAAACAACTTGAAAAAGCACAGGCAACTCAGAAAGAAAAAGTTGATTTGATTTTCAAATATGCTCAAACATTTACTCAGGCAATGGGTTCACTTAATGGCTTATTGAATGCTCAAGATAACGAACGCTTAAAGAATGTTGAGAAAGGCAGCAAGGAAGAGGATGCAATCAAACGCAAAATGTTTGACCGTGATAAGAAACTCAGAATTGTACAAACGATAATTGATACTGCATCAAACGTAGTTAACTCGGTTCGTAATGGTGGAGGTATTCCAACAGGTATTCCATTCGGTATTGCGGCAGGTGCTATGGGAGCATTGCAAATCGCAACTATCAATAAAGCAAAATATGATGGAGGAAGTAATACTGTGCCATCATCTACAGGAGGAGAAACAGGAGCAGCAGGTTCTGTGATGTCACCATCCTTTAACGTTGTAGGTAATTCTGGAATCAACCAATTAGCACAACTACAACAACAACCAAGTAGGGCTTATGTAGTGTCAGGTGAAGTTACATCTGCTCAGAGCTTAGACCGAAACAGAATTGAAAATGCAACATTAGTACAATAAATCGTTTTTATATTATGAAAATTATAGAATTAATAATTGACGAAAAAGATTCACTTAGCGGAATTGACGCGGTGTCCGTGGTACATTCTCCTGCCATTGAGGAAAACTTTATTCATCTATCAAAACACGAGGTAGAGTTAAAAGAGATTGACCAAGAGAAACGTATCTTAATGGGTGCTGCTTTGATTCCAAACAAAAACATCTACCGAGTAAACGAAAAGAAAGAAGAATACTATATCTATTTTTCAGAGGACACGGTACGCAAAGCATCAGAGCTTTTCTTAATGAACGCAAATCAGAACAATGCTACCTATGAACACGACAAAAAACTGAAAGGAATGTCAGTAGTTGAATCTTGGATTATTGAATCCGAGAAGCACGACAAATCAGTAAAATACGGATTCAGTTTACCAAAAGGAACTTGGATGATTTCAATGAAGGTAAATAATGATGAAGTATGGAAAGACGTTAAGGAAGGTAAAGTAAAAGGATTCTCAATTGAAGGTTACTTTGCTGACAAGTTAGAAATGTCTCAGATGTCTGAAGAGGATATCATATTAGAAAAAATCAAACAAATAATATTAGAAGATGGCAAAATTTAAAACACCAAGTTACTCTTCACCTAAAGCAGGAAGCAGAAGAGGATGCCTTTGTGAAGATGGTAAATACTCCAAGAAATGTTGCGATGGAAGTTTACAGGCACAAGGCATAGGTTCGATTACAGGAACTGAAAATGTTACGGTAACAGTCAATGGCGGAACACGAACTATCGTACGTCAGAACGGATAATTAAAAAGGCAGCATTCTTTGATGTTCTACAATCTTATTATTTTTACTATAATTATCAAATGCCCATAAAGGCTGAAAATTAGTATAGTGATTTAATTCTAAAGCCATTTCATACGAGGTGGCTTTACTTATTGGGTATATATGGTCAAGATGCCATTTGCCATAATTAGTCCAAGACATACCTTCAGTGAATTTACGTTCAATATATGTCTTGAAAACTTCCCAATCGCACCCTAATATTTTAGATGCTTTGGTGTTTTTTTTATATCCTTGATTTTTTATAGTTATGTGAATTAATGCCCTTGTATTGCAAATAAATCTATAAGAATCGTTTGTTTTTTTCTTTTCTTTTTGCCACTTTAAATATTTTTTTTGTTCGCATTTATTACAAATAATATTATTATACAAAATATTATACTTGGATAAATCATCACACTTTCTACAATAGTAAAATGGAAACATTCTTTTTGTAGAGTTTAAAGATGCTTTATGTATTGTTTTAATATCATACATTTCAAGTTCCTCATACATTTTAACATATTTAAAATATCTATTTAATATTTCTGATTTTGATATTTCATTAAAATCCAAATCATCATCAAAACTTATATTTTCATTAAAAGAAATTATTTCTGTATAGGTTTTAATCAATATTGTTTTCTGTGATTTAAGATATTGTTTTAATTTATTAATTGCATCTTCTTTAGGTAAATAAGTACCACATTTCTTTCGTTGTATTTTAATTTTATTCACTTTAATTACAGTTAGTTGCACATCAAATATACAACAAAATTTAATTGTATTCGTTCTAATATTGTAATAAAAAAAGAACAATGGGTTTAAATGAAGTATTTAAGAAAGTATCAGCAATCAATGATGTTACTGAGTTAGCAAAACACGAAGTAGAACTTGGTATTAAAGAAGATGTTTCTAAATTAAATCAAGAATCATCTAAAGTAATTAAATCTGTTGGTGGTGCTATTGTAGATATTGATAAATCTTATGATGTATTAATTAAGAATACAAGACTATTTGAATCAGATAAAAAACAATTTGTTGAAGTTAAAAAACAATATGACTTTATCACTGGTAAATTTAATCAATCTTCTAATGATTTAAAAAATAACATCTCTAATTCAGATGCAAAAATAAAAAATGTTAAAGCAGGACAAACCTCTATAAAAAATATTATTGCAAAAGCAAAGGCAATAAAATTTGATATAGAACAGACATCAAAAGAATTAGGTATTGATGCAAAAAGTAGTAAACAATATTCTGATTTAATTCAAACGATTGACAATTTAGATATGTTATTAGAAGATTCTGCTCAAGCAATTGTATCATATGAAAGAGAATTAAATTCGGCAAAATCTTTAATTAAATAAAAACGAAAAATGAAAAATAACACAATTAACAAAATCAAAGCACTTTTAGGAATGGAAGTTAGCTTAGAGCAAATGAAATTAGTAGATGGAGTTACCATCTTTGAAGCTGATGCGTTTGAAATGGATGCACCTGTATTCATCGTAACAGAGGACGAGCAAAAGATTCCTGTTCCAGTAGGAGAATACGAATTGGAAGATGGGCGTATTTTAGTAGTTATTGAAGAAGGAGTAATTGCTGAAATCAAAGAAGAAAAAGAAGAGGAAGAAATGCCTGAAGCACCTGAAGCGGAAGTTGAAGTTGAAGAGGAAGCTCCTGTTGAAGCATCAGAAGTAAAAACTGCTCCTAAGAAAACAGTTGAATCAATCGTAAAAGAAACATTCTTCTCAGAAATCGAAGCACTTAAAAACGAAAATATTGAATTGAAAGCTAAATTGGAATTGCTTTCTAAAGTTAACGAAGTTGCAGTTGAAGCAACCGAACTTTCAGAAGAGCCTAAACCAATCTCTTTTAATCCAGAAAACACGAATCCAGTTGAAATGATGAAGTTCTCAAACAAAAAAGCAAGAACAACATTGGATTCAATCTTTGAAAAATTAAACAAATAATTTATTAACTAATTAAATTTTAAACAATGCCTACAACAACAAGCATCACTACAAGTTATAGTGGCGAGTTTAGCGGAAAATACATCGCTGCTGCCCTATTATCTGCTCCAACATTAGAGCAAGGTGGAATGACTATTCACCCAAATGTAAAATACAAACAAGTAATTCAGAAAGTCGGTACAGATTCTGTGATTGCTAATGCATCATGCGATTTTTCCGCTACATCTACAGTAACATTAACTGAAAGAGTTCTTCAACCTGAAGAGTTCCAAGTGAATTTACAATTGTGTAAAAAAGATTTCCATTCTACATGGCAAGCAGCTGAGATGGGTTACTCTGCATTTGATGTTTTACCTAAATCTTTCGCTGATTACTTAATCGGATACGTTGCTGACAAAGTTGCTTCTTCTATGGAAACGACAATCTGGACAGGTGCTAACGCAACTGCTGGTCAATTTGACGGTATTGCTGTACAAATCGCTGCTGATGCTGCTTTACCATCTGCACAAGAGGTTGCTGGTACAACTGTTACTGCTGCAAACGTTGTTGCTGAAATCGGTAAATTGGTTGATGCTATTCCTGCTCGTATGTACGGACAACCAGACTTGAAATTATACTTATCTCAAAACATCGTTAAAGCATATATCCGTGCTTTGGGTGGATTTGGTGCATCAGGTTTAGGTGCTAACGGTACTAACAACCAAGGTACACAATGGTACACAAACGGTTCTTTGTCTTTTGATGGTCTTCCAATCTTTATGGCAAACGGTTTGGCTGCTAACACAGGTATCGCAACTACAACTTCTAACTTACACTTCGCTACAGGTTTGTTGAATGACATGAACCAAGTTAAAGTTTTAGACATGGCTGACCTTGACGGTTCTGAGAACGTTCGTGTTATCATGCGATTTACTGCAGATGCGAAATACGGATTTGCTGAGGATATGGTTACTTACGGAATCACAAACTCTGCTAACTAATCTTAACAGACACTAATTTAAAGGGGAGGTCAAATGCCTTCCCTTTTTTGTTTAACTTATAAAATATAAAAAAATGGCTTGTGATATCGCAAACGGTAGATTAGAAGTATGTAAAGATGCAGTAGGTGGAATTGATGCTATCTACTTCATTAACTTCGGAGACTATACAAGTATTACTTATGATGGTACAAACACAGATGTGATTGATACTATTGCAGGTGTTTCTAACTTGTACAAATATGAATTAAAAGGAGCAAACACTTTTGACCAAGTGATTACTTCATCTCGTGAGAACGGAACAACTTTTGTTGAGCAAACTTTGACAGTTACTCTTAAAAAACAAGATGCTGTTACTCACAAAAATGTTAAATTGTTAGCTTACGGACGTCCTTACGTTGTAATTAAAAACAGAAACAATCAATTCTTCCTTGCTGGTTTAGAGCATGGAATGGAATTAACTACTGCAAACGTAATGAACGGTAGTGCGATGGGTGACCTAAATGGTTACACTTTGACTATGGTCGGCACAGAGAAACTGATGGCTAATCTAATTGATTGTTCAACAGAAACTGCTTTGGCAACTACTGTGTTTGGAGCTGCTACAATTGTAACTGCATAATACTTTTCTTTTCATAGCGTGATTGGGGAGGCTTCGGTCTCCCTTTTCTATTTTAAAACGTTTTCTTTCTTTTGTCGTTTAATAGGTATGATAGTATTAACAACATCAACTTCAGCTCAGACATTTAGTTTCATTCCGAGATTCGAGAATTACACAACGATGTCAATTACTGATGAACAAACAAATAAGACTACTTCAATAAGCATTACAAGTTCAACTCAGGGAGGCTATGTAAACACGGTTACTGCAACATTTGCACTTGTTGAAGGACATACATACACATTACTACTAAACAACGGTGCAACTATCTGCCATAAAGACAAAGTATTCTGCACAGACCAAACCATCAGTGCATATACTGTAAACGATGGTCAATACATTTCGAATCAAACAACAAACGAATTTATCGTATATGAATAACCTACACATATTAAACCTAAGTGCTTACACGACACCTGTAATTCAGGAATCGAAACGTGAGAATTGGGTGGATTTTGGCGAGAACAATGATTTCTTTCAATTCTTGATAGATAGACACACGAACTCCACAACGAACTCGGCAATCATTAACAACGTTGCACGTTTAGTTTACGGACGTGGATTAAGTGCATTGGATTCCGCTAAGAAACCTAATGAATGGGCATCTTTGTGTGCTACAATTGACAATGAAGATTTAAAGAAAGTAATCTTTGACCGTAAAATGTTAGGTCAATTTGCATTCCAGGTACACTACAACGATAAACACGATAGAATAATTAAGGCTTATCATATGCCTGTTAACTTACTTCGTGCTGAGAAATGCAATAAGGATGGTGAAATTACAGGATATTACTATTCAGATGATTGGAGTGATACTAAAAGCTATGCACCTGTAAGATTCCCTGCATTTGGTACTTCAAAAGAAAAGGTTGAGATTCTATATTCTAAGCCTTATGCGGTTGGGATGAAGTATTATGCTTATCCAGACTATCAAGGAGCTTTACCTTATGCACTATTGGAAGAGGAGATTGCAGATTATTTAATCAACGAAGTACAAAACGGATTCTCAGGAACGAAAGTAGTTAACTTCAATAACGGTGTTCCAACTGAAGAGCAACAAAGCGTGATTACTTCCAAGGTGATGAACCAACTCACGGGAAGTTTAGGTAAAAAAGTAATCGTTGCATTCAATGATAATGCTGAAGCTAAGACAACCGTTGAAGATATTCCACTAAATGATGCACCTGAACACTACACATATCTTTCAGAGGAGTGCATGAGAAAGATTATGTTAGGTCATAACGTAACATCTCCGCTATTATTTGGAGTTGCATCCACAAACGGATTCTCAAGTAACGCAGATGAACTAAGAAACTCTACTATCTTATATGAAAACATGGTTATTCGTCCATTGCAGGATGAAATCATTGCAGCAATTGATAAGATAATTAACTTCAATGGTATCACTTTACGACTTCAGTTTGTTAAATTAAATCCATTAGATTCAGCAGGTGACTTAACACTACAAGGAATCAACAAAGGATTGATTGATGCAATTACAAACTTATCTCCATTAGTAGCTAACAAAGTAATTGAAACATTGACTCCAAATGAAATCAGAAGCATCGTTGGATTAGAACCTGAATCAGGTGGAAGTGATTTGAATCCTGAATTGTTAAGCAAAGTAAACACGGATTTAGAAGAAATCTTAAACAAGGTTGATTCTGATGAACTATCTGAAGAATGGGTTGAGGTAGATTCAAGAGAAGTTGCAGATGATGAAGATGAATTAGATAATGCTTTATTGAATGCTGAATTGGAATTAGAACCAAGCAAATCTTTGTTATCTAAACTTTATAATTTCATCAGTACAGGTAATCCAAAACCAAATCAAAAGAGTTCACAAGACAAAAAAGTAGGTGATTTAAAATACTTCAAAGTTCGCTATAGATATACAGGTAACAAAGCACCTGATAGAGATTTTTGTTCAGCAATGATGAGCAAACAATCACGGTTGTTTAGAAAAGAGGATATTGAGGAAATGAGTAAACGTGCAGTAAATCCTGGCTTCGGTGAAGGTGGTAAAAATACTTACGACATCTTTAAATTCAAGGGAGGAGCAAGATGCCACCACAAATGGGAACGTGTAACATTCATGCTTGATTTAGATAAAATTGAAGATGGTTATTCTCAAATAGGAACAAGTGCAGCTTCAGTTAAAGGATTTAAAGTAACTAATCCATATCAAGTTTCAATCTATCCTAACAACCTACCTTTAAAGGGATTTAGCCCAAAAAATAAAAACTTACCATCAGACGTTAAATAATGGCAGTATCAGGAATATATAAAATAACAAGTCCATCAGGTAAAATCTATATTGGTCAATCTAACAATATCGACAGACGTATGATTGAACATAAATATCGTGCTAAGAACAAGAACTGTAAACTATATGCGTCAATAAGAAAACATGGATTTGACAATCATAATATTGAAACATTATTTATTTCAGACAATTTGTATGAAAAGAATAAAATGGAAAGTATCTACATTAGGTATTACAACACAATAAATGATGGTTTAAATCACATTAATGAGGATGCAAATTTAAATGGATTTTTAGGTAAAAAACATTCGATTGAAAATGTAAATAAAATCAGAGAAAGAATGAATGGAGTAACTCCAACATGGGCAATTGATAAAGTAAAAAAATCAGTATTTTGTGAGCACACAAATAAATCATATGATAGCATTAGTGAATGTGCTAAAGATTTAAATATTTCTCAAGCAAGTGCTTCTATGCAATATAGTGGAAAACGAAATAATAAATTTGGGATAAGATAATATGGAAGCACTATTCATAACACGCAACGACATCGTTAAATTCACAGCATTGAATGGTAACGTTGATGTAGACAAATTCATTCAGTTTGTCAAGATTGCACAGGACATTCACATTCAGAATTACTTAGGTTCTAAACTATTCCAAAAGCTACAAGCAGATATCATCGCAGGAACTCTTTCAGGTAACTATGAGATGTTAGTGGAAACATACGTTAAGCCAATGCTTTGCCATTGGGGTATGGTGGAATATCTTCCTTTTGCTGCTTACACAATCGCTAACAAAGGTGTTTATAAGCATTCATCTGAGAACTCTGAGAACGTAGATAAAAACGAAGTAGATTATCTATTAGAAAAAGAACGTTCAATTGCTCAGAACTACACGCAACGATTCATTGATTACATGAGTTTTAACGATAACCTTTTTCCTGAATACAGAGCAAACGTAAACAATGACATCTTCCCTGATAGTAACACAATTAACATAGGATGGTATCTATGAAAAAACGAATCTACACACCTAAGAAAGAAAACATAAACAAATTAAAGACGTTTCTTAATAAGATAAAGAAAGATGGCAAATAACATTGGATGGGGTGAAGGCGTTCTTAACACAATAAGTTGGGGTGCTGATGGACAAATAAACGGATTAGAAGTAACAAACATACTTGCTGAGAATGGTGCGTTTATGTCAACTGAGAACGACAATCTATTAGTAACTGAAACTACATTTGATGCAGGTGGATTTGGAAGTATATACGACAACTCTTGGAGTGGTGAAACATTATTAGAAAGATAAATAAATAAATTATGGCTGAAGTAAAAATAAGCGAACTAACATCTGCAACTACTCCCCTTGCAGGTACAGAAACAGTTCCAATTGTACAGGGAGGAGTAACTAAAAAAGTAGCAGTTTCCAATTTAGGAGGCGGTGGAAGTTTGCCTGCTTGGATTGAAACAAACGCAACGGATTTAACGCTTTGGAATAACGGAAAAGGTAACATTGCAACAAATACTTCATTTGGAGATGGTGCTTTAAAGAGCAATACTTCGGGAGCAAACAATACAATAGTAGGACGTAATGCTTCGGATGCTTCAACAACTGCTCAAAGCAATGTGGCAATTGGTTCAGAAGCCTTAGGTGCTGCAACAACAGGAAGTTCAAATGTAG